AGCCATTATTTACCCTTTCACTGGTTTATTCAGTAAATTATATCATGAGAAAAGCCCCGTCGCAATAGCGACGAGGCAATCCCCTATTAAATTTTTATTTAATTATGATACGAGAACTAGACGGTCAACAATCTTTCCGTATGAACCGTTATCTGCTGGAAGCAAACGGAATGAAACTTCAAACATTGAAGCCTCGTCACGCTTTGCAGAAACTGTAACATTCTCAATTGATAAAGCACGGTATGCAACGTAAATACGTTCAATTGCAGTTGTTGGAGCACAGTCACCTGTACCTGGACCAATTGCAACAAGACCACGCTCTACTGGGCATTCACCAATGTCACCTGACTTGAGTTCAAGAACGTCAGCAAAAGATCCTGTTGTTCCTGACTTCATTGGGTTTTGCATTTTAACATCCTGATCGTAATCATTGGAGTTAGCAGCAATTGCTACGAGAAGGTTCTCTAGGGTTGCCTCTGCAAAAGCGGTATTTAGGTTAACCTGCATACCCTGCTTGTACAATTTAGCAACGTCAAGAATCTGATCGACCTGTACCTCACCGAAATCTGGCTGGAACTGTAGTTCTAGACCATTCATTGTGTAACCTACGTTACGAACAACTGATGTTGCGTCCTGAAGGGTATCGCGGTAAGTTGCACTTGTGAAATCTGGTAGTGCTGGACTAATGTTTTCTGGATCAAAAGCAGCAGTCTTGCTAACGAAAAGCGCTGCTGCGCCTACGATTATCTGCTTTGAATTACCTCTGGTATAAGCCATATATTTTCACCTCTTTTTTCTTATAGAATTTTAGGCGTGTTTCCTCAAGTCTAATTATACTTCCTTTTTATTATATGTTTGACAGGATTGACTCAATAGAGTCTGTTAGATGATATTCTGCCTCTACAACAAACTCTGTAATATAATAAGGTCTATTGCTAAAATCCCTTGACACAGAGCCTCCAGTCTGGAATACTCTCATATAATGGAAATATACATTAGAAGGGCTTTCTTGAGAAGCATTCCAAGAGTTGATATCCTGAGCAGCATCATCTTGACGGTCTAATATATATTGAATAGCCATCGACCACTCTAGGGTCTGTTCTTCTTTTCCTTTGACAGCATACATGATATGCTCTTTCTTTATTGGGTAAAACGCAGATCCTGTCATCTTTAGCATTCTGTCATAGATAACATAAGGCTTATTGTCCCAAGACTTGTTGCCACTTGCGGAATCGCTTATTGGGAAGAATGGAGTTGTGTTTCCATATTGTTTTTGGAAAGTTGGTTCAAGGGATTTCATAACTGACCAAAGGTATCCATTAACGGTTAACACTGGTAGAGTTAAGTTTGCAAATGTCATTCTGTTGTCATCCTTATTGGGTTAATATATCTTTTACCAGCCTGTATTCCAGCGGAAAAACCTGTCTTTGTTCCAGCGGGGAATGACTGAGTGTACTCGCTTGCTATTGCAAATTTTTTCAAAAAGGGATTAAGAAGTCCGTTTGTAAAATATTCTAAGAAAAATTGTTCTACCGTTCTTCCAAAACTACCTGCAACTTCATCCCCACCTGGATTTGCAATGTAAATTGATGTTGCGGAAAAAACAGTTTCTCCGTCAACGGTAAATGCAAGAACATCGGCATTGTTTGGTTCTATTGTTATGGCTATAGCATTTTCCATAATATTTGCTTTATTGACAAAAGGTTCTGTTGATTCATCTGAAACGCTTTTTGATGATAAGAATTTTCCTGTGAAACTGATAACTCTTTTACTTGCTTTTGGAGTTATTTCAAATAATCTGGCTGAAGGACTTCCTGCTTTATTCCATTCATAAACATGATGAAGTTCTTCTGGATTCATTCTAGCCTTACTGTCAATGTACTTTTCTAATGCTTCTTTTGTAAACTCTGCAAGTTTTTGATTAAAGAGTATTTGATCTATATCTGTACCTTGCAAGAATCCGTAAGAATAAGAGACAGCGTTGTTAACAATTTTATTAATCTCCTTGGAGTCAATCTTAACACGCAACAAGGTCATTCAACTCCTGAGTATCAGATCTTTCTAGTTGAATCTTGTAATACTCTACCGTTCCAAACGGTCCAACAAACGGTTGACACGTTTTAATTTCAAAAATTGTTGGCTTTCCTTCATAGTTTCCATTAGTTTCAATAAAAAATGTTTCGTCATTGCAATTTGATCCACGAATATTTGTTACAAGAACATGGGAAAGTGGGTGCAAAGATCCATCAGAACCCTTTCTTGGATCTTTTTGAAATCTACCATACAGCATTGTTTCCAATTTGTAAAACTTTTTATCTTCAAAAGAGAAGTTGTCGTCATTGCTTTTGTCACCAATAGTATAAAAGGAACAAGGGGATGTTGAATCAATACCCCATGATTTATCTATCTTTCCGTACTGATCCTGACTTTCTGTTGCATAATAAATATCACACTGCATTTGGAAAAATAAACTTGAGCAAACATTTGTTCCAAATAAGCCAGCCACTTATAGCACTCCTAGGCGATAAATTGGCCTGACGTATGAAGAAAGAATTTTATCTGCAATCCTGTTTCCAGTATCTTTGAAAACTCTATCATCAAATGCAAGTGTAAACTGATCACTCTTGTAGTTTTTAATATAAGAGTTGATGTAAGGAATATTATTACATTTAAGATCATTAATGATAAGCATCGATGCTTGCTTAATGTCCTGAGGTATTACAGGCCATCCAGTCTCTACAATAACCACATAATCCCAACCATTAGGGAACATTGGACTACCTCCAGTTGATTGAGAAAAGTTCTTTGTGTCATATGGGGTATCAATGTAGTTTGGGGAATCGTTAGTGTTGTATAGGGTAAACGAGTCTGATGCAGGCTTTTGTCTTTGTACTGGTTGAGACTGAAGTCTGTTGTATGCCCCAGAACCCATTACAACGGTTATAGCGCCCCTATCTGGACTAATGGAGTACTCTCTTACGTTAGTCCATGTTGGGTCCGTAGGCTCTATGTCATAGATGAGAACATTGTTTTCGTATACCTTAACAATTCTACAAAGTCTAAATGGAATTGATAAAAAATCATTACCAAGCCCTACAGTCTCTACGGTATCTCTCTTGTACATAAATCCTCCAGTGATGGAGTTGATCATGGCGCGGGATACTGACTCGTACATCTTTGCCTCATCAAGATCTTCTGTGGTTTCTGCAAAAAGATTAGGATCTACATATGGACGCATGATAGTCAAAGTATCTACTAGAACAAGATTTCCTTGAATCGGAAGTCCATCTATGTCATATCCGTTAACCAGATGTATTTCTACGCTATATTCTTCGTCATATTTTGAAAAATAAACTGGTAATTCAAATGATAAAAATCCTTCTGAATCAGTTATTGATTCTACTCCATAAAAAGCAAGATTGTGATCATCATAAAATGTCACTATGTAATTAGTGCTGGGATCAAGTTCACCTTGAGAAAAGACTAGCGGGAATGGTTGCTGTCGTGTAATTTCCATTTATTATTTACCGTAGTATGTGGCAACTTCTTCTGGAGAAGCGTTTCTGATTCCAGACTTCTCTAACCACTTTTCGGCAGCCTCCTTGGTTACAATATTATATCCCTTAGAAAGTGTTCCTACGCCTGTCCAACGAATATTCTTATCTGACCATAGGGCAACTTTCTCGTCGCTTTCTGGTATGTTGCTTGTTGTATCAACTTTTTTATTTAAAGAATGATCTGCGGTTCGTGATGCAAGGGTATTATCTTCCTTGCCTTGAAGATTTGAAGATCTTGGAGCCTTTGTTTTTTTTGCTCCAGTGATAACCTTTTGGCCATCGTCATTTACGGTTGGAGTCTCTTCTGAAACTATAGCAACACTTTCTACCACTGAAGACTTTTCAGCAACCTTAGTGGTTGCCCTAGTTTTTCTTGCTTTAGATGCACTAACTTCTTCTGACATATTTATACCTTTCCTTTTGATGTAATTATATCAGAATATGATTTAGGGGAGTGGTCTCGAAAGACCACCCCCCCATTAATCATTGTTTTCGATTAGGAAACAACTGGTGTTGCATCAACGAATGCAACTGCGTCCAACTCTTCCCATGTGATTCCGAAACGGACAAAGATGGTGTACTCAATAGTATCCTTCTTTGGCTTGTATTCACGGTTCACAGTGATATCGCGCTGGAAGCCCCAAACGCGGTTCTGTGGGAATGTGAGATCTAGGAAATTGGCTGGGTAGTAAGGAACTTCCTGTACGTCAATACCAAGAACTCTGGTTGTACGAGCACCACCGAATGTCTGTCCTGATCCACCAAGGTATGCATTGCGGTAATCCTGTGTACGGAATGCCTCTGCAATAGCATCTCCAAGTGTTCCGTTGCTGGCAACGATGTTAGCAAAAACATCTGTACCTGCATAGAACTTGAGACCTGACTTAATTGCGCGGTACTTGCGAGGAAGAGCGTAAACAACTTCCTGCATTACTGCTGGTGTCCAACCATTACTTGTATCTACAACAGCCTCATGTGCGTCCCCAGTTGTCTTAACCTGATTAGCAAAGCCGTTCATGATGCCAAGGAATGGATCAAGTCCACCGTCACCGTTGATAGCAAGATCCTCAAGGTCATTACCAAAAGCATTCGTCATTAAACGAACTAGGTGGTCTTCAAGAGCAGAGCCTTCGATATTATCTTCAAGCGCTTCTGTTGAAACCTCCCAGTCTAGACGGATCTTCTTTGTGGTAAGTTCTACCTTTGTGAATGTTGCACCAGCGTTTGTGTACTCGCCAAGTGCTTGTGAAGCAGCGCGAATAACACGCTCTCCAACGTTGACCTTTTCAAGTTCAATCGTGTTTGCACGCATTGTAACTCTACGACCATCTTGGGCGAGAACTGTTGCGTCCCAAACATAATCGATAAATCTACGAGCCTGTTCGGGATTTAGAATTCCACCTGGAGCACCTACAGGGTTAACTGCATTTGGTCCATCAGTAGAACCCATTAGGGCGTTGGGGATGTTGCCTGCTGTTCCGTAAGCATCTCCACCAACTACTGGATCAGTACCACCAATTCCAAGGTTAGCCACGGCCCCTTGCCCTTGGTATAAACCTGGGTTTGGATCGCCGTACTCGCTTGTTTCACTGGGCTGATTCTTATTAATTTCTTCTGTCATTTGACTTTCACCTCCTGAAATATCTTTCTTTTTAAAATAGGTCGGCATTTGTGAGGAAACGACCGCCCCAGCCAGAATCAACTGACTTTTGTATTACTGTTTCTTCCTGCAAGATCTCGCCAAGATCAGCAGACTTACGGAAAGCGGTGTCCTTTTCCACTGCGTCCACACGCTTTCCAAACTTATCTTTTACTTCATTTACCTCATTGCTAATTCCAGCAACCGCTTTGTTAATGCCTTCAATCTTGGCATCAAGAGCCTTTACTGTCTCTGCAAGAGTGGAAAGTGTAGATGTGAGAGATTCTGCAATATCTCCGAGAACCTTAGAAGTAGTATCAACTACCTCGTCAGACTTTCGTGTATTCACGGAAGATGCTGCTCCGCCTGCTTCTGCGTCTGTTACGCTTCCCGCAAACTTATCAACTTCCTCTTCCATTTCATCATCCTCTTCATCTTCTTCTTCAATTTCAATTTCTACTGCCTTTTCAACCTCAGGCTCTTTTGCCTTAGTGGTTTCTTCAACGACAGGTAGAGCGGTAGGATCTGGATTAATTTGTTCTTCATCCATGTCCATACTCTTTTCAATTTCATCTACAACAACAATGTCTAAGTCCATCTTGCTTACCTCCTTTACCTCTGATTTACTAATCGCATTAACCTTTTCTAATGAAGAAATGTTTTTAATAACGCGACGATTTGTAGGTACTATTGTACCGTCTATTTGTGAATAAGCCTTAATTACTACAACTGGATCATCTGATTTAGCCATAATGACCATTTCTTCTGTAGACAACTTTGCTCCACCATGCAAAATTACTTGTTGTACGCGGCCATAGCCGTCATCAAACTTGACGTAAGATCCAGCCTCAATGTCTTTTTGAATTTCATTCTTTTTTATGACTGAAATCATTCCCTTAACAACAGAGGCTTTTTCATTATCATTTGATTCAACAAATCCAATATTTGTCATTGACTTTTCACACTGAGGGCAAGATTTATTTGACTCAAGATCCATTGTAATAATGTCATCTTTCCTGCACCAAAAAACATTTTCGATTGTGGCTTTTGAAAGGTATCCCTGTAGTTGCTTCTCCCCATTGACCTTTTCCACACTAAGTACATTTGCAAACTGATTTGCAGGATTGTCTACAAGAGACAGTTCACTAAGGCTATAATCTTTAATTACTTGATAAGCCTTTCCCATATTCTCATCATAAACATCTTCTGCATCATGAATTTCTCCGCCAATAGAGAATCCAGTGAGTGTTCCGTCAAGAACCTTTTCCCATGTGTCCTGTGCGCCCTTGCTAACATAGGCAGAAACGTAGATTCCGTTATAAAACTTTTTTGAACTTTCATCAAAAAAAGTATCTTCTTTAAAAGAAACTACCTTGCCAACAGCAATTGGTTGATGCATTTCACGAATGTTTCCACGAAAACTTTCAAAAGCCTTGACGCTTGCTTCTTTAGGAACAACATCTCCTTGACGATCAAGGTTATCCAACGTGGCAAATCCAGACACAATTCTGCGTTCTTTGTCTACCTTGTTTATTGGCATAGAAAGGCTAATATGAGAATCCTTTGTAGACCAATGTGCCTTATTTATTTCCATATTAGTTTCCATTATATCAAACTTTTATTAAATTGTTATCAAGACGTTTTTGGTCCAGCGCCTTGTGGGTTTCTTCCCTCAATTGCAGCGGGTCCATCAGACTGATTGTTTGCTCTTTCAGAATCTCTTTCCTTGTTACCTGCCATATTTCCCTTGGCATCGGCAGCCTGTCTTGGATTGAGTTCTAGTGGTTGATCTGCCCCATCTCTTTGAGGCATTCCAATCTTTTCTCTAGCCTCGTTAGGAACAAGAATCTGATTCTTAACATACCTTTCAAGTATCTGAGACTCTGCAATTTCGTCAGTAAGGCTGACTTGATGAAAGTGAAGTTCTACAACATCTGTTTTTTCTTTAATAACCTTATTCATTGCTTTAGCAACATATTCTTGCAAAGGCTTTGCCACTTGATCGCGGAATGTACGATCCTGTGTCATGGACGCAGAGAGTGATGCATTATCGATTCCACCCAATTTAGATAAAGGCACTTGATGTGCCATAAGAATGTCGTCACGGTTCCTTGCACGATACTTATCAAAGGATGCTTCTTGAACTCCATTTTCCACAGCGTGCATTTCAAATTCTATCTTGCTACCTTCAGAATCTCCTGGCAGAGGAATATAGAGGGTTCTATGGGACTGACCCTTTAATCCAGTTTGGAAGAATCTAAACAACTTATCTTCTGCCTCAGGCGTTAACTTCGCTCCTTTAACCGTAATAATGTAACGAGGAACGGCTTTGTTCTCAAAGTAATCAATGTTATATCTCTGAGCCATCTGATCACCCTGCAACGAAGTCATTGCTGCAATAATATCTGGTACACCATAGAATGTGTTTAGAGGGGAGTATTCCTTTAGATGGATTACCTCGTTTGGTCTAGGATCTGTAGTCACTGGGTTAGCGTTTGTTGCTGCAAAATTTCTAAAATAAGTAATAGTTCCAGCAATAATCTGAACATATCCATCATGCAAGCGTCTAACTCTCATGGTTGTTGAGGGAATATGCCCAACGTATCCAATATCTCCTGCGACAGTACGACCTACTTCAATGTATCCGTTTCCAGTTGCTTGCATATCAGTTACAACTTTTTCAAGAATTTTTGTAAGACTTTCTTCATCATTAAGTTCATCTACCCAAGTATCTAATTGAATTTTTAACTTCTCAATTCTTCTCTTGGTGTTAGCCTTTTTCCTTTCATCTTCCATAGACTCTAATTTCATTAAGGTTGAAGGAGTCATATCAAACTTATATCCAAGGCCAACGGTATTAGATACCTTTGCATCAATCGCTGCGTGATTAGCAAAAGATGTGTCGTAGTACGCAGAAAGTTCATAAAGGTTGTATGGTGGAGTTATAAGATCAAAGATTCCATACCCATTACGATAAACTTGACCTGGATTTATCTTTTTAGATCCTACGGTTCTGTCTGTATTCTGTCCCACTGCTTTAGAGTCACTCAAGTATCTTCTAGAGATTTGTCCATCTGCATCTCTTGGAACATTGTTTACCGTGACACCATTAGAACCTCTTCCAAGAGCGTCTGACATTCCTGGAGGAGCAGCAGCCTTTTCTAGTCGGGCTACCCTGCGCTTAAAATTCTTTTCAAGACCTTCAAGATTTGTGAGATCGTCCCAAGTCTTTGCAAATGGATCTGAGTTAGCCCATTCATTTTCAATGATTTGAGTGGCCATACTTGCATTAATTAAAATCTCTTGCTTTTCCATTAGTCAACGTCTCCGTAAATCTCTAGTGATTTCTTGGCAGCAGCAACTGCACCAATGTCATTTAATGAAGGGATCAACCCTGAGTTAAGTCTATCCACCTGTTCCGCATATTCTTCATCAGTTGCACGATTGATACCAGCATAGAACCAAGGTTCTCCCTCTGGATGACCCAAGTGTGCTGCGGCAGTGCGTATCTTTGAAATTTGACCCACATCTCCCTTAACTGATGGGATGTTTAATGGATCGCCATCTTCGTTCTTAAATAAGTGTCCACTGGGCAACCTCCAGAAGTAAAGTCCCCACTCAAAGCCCACTGCATTGCGCTGTGCCACTCCAGTATCGACAACGGACAACTTACCCTTGCCTAATTTACCATGATTATAGTATTTTGCTTTTCCCATAACCACTATTGTACCAGATTATGCAGGTTTATCTGTATAGGATAACCAAGATACATCCGTAATTATAGCGGTATCCCTTTGTTGTAGTTGCATACCATAACCATCATCAACAATACTTCTATTGGTTCCCGTATATGCCTTGTATATGTCTATTGGACTACTAATATATGATGAGGACTTTCCAAGTATGTAAACGGTTTGCCATGTATTCTCTAATGCAGACCAGTACGACCAAGTGTTTTCTGGTGTTACGGGGATGCCATCATAATCTTGATTAAGAACCCCATCCCACGTTCTTATGTTTAGATCAATTTTAGCATCAAGACCTTCTTCTAGATAATAAGATATATTATTAAACACAAATCCACCAAATAAATCTATTGATCCTTCGTAAAATTCCCCAAAGTCAAGGCTGCCATCGAAGGAAATGGCTATGGAATTCCATTCATTGTTTCTGATGTAGGGAGTTTTAACATACTTACCGTTTTGATAGAAGTTAACACCACTAATCTCCGTGTATGGGGTCAGGGTTTCTGTAGGATTGATTGATCCAGCAGTGACGTTTACAATAAAGGTTGTTAGACTATCTGAATATTCTGCGTCCCATGTATCCGCATAACTTTCTGTTGAAGACAATCCTCCATCAATTACTGTCTCTGGGCTTTTGTTGTATGCTTTTATAAGTGTTCCGTTTTCAGTTTTATTTAAAATTAAAGAAACTATCCCGCCTTTATGATTTATATTAAGGAGGGGGATCTCATCATTTACGTCTGGCAAATTACCCATAACGATAAAATTTACAGCAGATACATTGTAGTTGTATGATCCATTTGCGTTTACTGGAATTGCTGCCCTATATTCTTTAATTGTTGTTGGAGAGGTTATAGATCCTCTATTAACTAACTGTATTCCAGATTTCTTTGTAGTATAAATATAAGGCGTACTTGTTTTATAGATTATGTAAGGGTTCTTGCTCTTGTAATCAATTTCATTAAATACATCAATTTCTGTGTAAATATTAGTTCCAAATTTAGTTCCTATGTAATTCCTCTGAGACTCATCTCCTGAATTAGATGGATAATTCAAGTTTTTAGAACTTATCTCAAAACTTTTAATTTTTAATGGATTCTTTAATATTGACCTTTGATTAATCTGAAGGTGCGCTACCATAGCATAATCCTCAAAACTTTTTGCCTTTGGTGGATAAACAATAACGTTATCCTTAAACAAAAACTTTGTTTGATAAGCCTTTTCTGGAAGAATTGATGTGTTTTCAAGATCTGGATCAATGACAAATGATTCCGTCAATCCTTTTTCGTATATAAAGTTAGATAGAGGAGAATTTGCTCCTTCAGCAAGAGATTGAAACGTTAAGTATCCCTTTAGAGATGAAGTTACGTTTACCGTGCCTCCAGTGGTATTATTCTTTTTTAAATTAAAGTAATTAGAGTAAATTGAATCTTTTAGATCCTGATATGTTTGTCCATCATAACCTTGCTCTAATTGTAGATAGTTCCAAACGTCTTGAGTTTCTGTAGATGCGTATCCCAAATTTATCTGTAACATATCTAAATCATAATACGGGTTTCCGTTTTCATCTTTTACATAACTAGCAAAGTATGTAAGAGGAAAGTATTCTTCCCATTCTGATGAAACAGAAATGTCTAAATACATCCTACTGTATTCATACTCTGGCATGAGTGTATAACTTGCAAAGTGATCAACTAGAATTTCATAATTATCTTTCTTTGCTATTCCATTTAAATTAAAGTTTTCTGAAATTTTTTCATAATTTGTTTGATTGCAGAACCCAACTACATAAATCTTTCCCTCGAAAGTGTTTATTCCATTGCCACCGATATATAGTTGAACGGATGATGGAGATGAAAAGAATCTAGATACGTTATACCCAAATTCTATTCCAACTCCCTCAAAATTTATTCCAACAAGGGTTTCCATTCCAATAATAATTGATTCTGAATAAAACACATCTCCATTTATAGAATACTTGACTTCATCTCCCTCAACATTAATGTCAAAAGTTTCTCCATTGGTAATATTAGCAAAACTCATCAAAGTTCTTGATTCTTCAATGTTGCTTTCTACTTCAAAAATTCCATAGACCGATGCCATAGCATCATTTAAAATGTTAAGTGATTGAAAGTTTAAATAAGATGGACTTGTGTAGTTTGGCGCATTTACATCCCAATACGGATCTCCCTCAATATCATAAGATATATTTGGTCTAAAGGTAATGAATTTTGGATGAGGTGAATCTGGATACTCTAATGTATTAACGATATAGTTATCTGAATACCATTCTCCAACATCTCTGCCTCCTATATTTATAATTGGAAGTTCGTAATTTGGAACAGATAAATAATTTTTTGTTGCGTTTAAGTTATTAAAGTATCCTGCATCCCATCTACCAAAATCTGGATAGATTACATTTGAAGAGTACTCTGCGGTAGAAAAGTCTATTGTTGTGGGGGTTCCCTTAAATGAATTGTCTATTGATTGAATCGAAGGAGTTCCTTGACCATAAACAAATCTACGCTTTGCTACCAAATTAGATACGCTGTAGGGGTATATGGATATGCAGTCAATATGAAACATGCTTATTGATGGGTATGAATACACTCCCCACCAATCTGCTTCATTTGAAAGATCTGCCGTTGCCCTGTCAAAGGGGATGTTGATGACTTCTTCTCCATTTACAAAAAATACAATATTATTTTCTTTAATTATCAAATGAATCAGCATTGGTCTATACCATTCAGAAACACAATGAGATGAAATTTGATCCCCAACAACTAGAGTTAAAAACCCTTCTTTAACGTATAATCCGTCTGTATTTCCTAATGGCCCAACAATTCTTCTCGCTGTATTCGTGGAAACATCTATCTTTATCCACATCTCTAATGTGTACTGCTTATTTCTTCCCTTTTCATGAAGCATTCCTTTTCCAGGAAAAACAAATGATGGAAGGTTAACATTAGACGGATAAATTTTTGTAGAATGATCCGTTCCATAAATAATAGGAAATCCATCGTTGTGAGCAAGCAAAGAATTGTTTCTTGCTAAGTAATATCCATTATCAGAAAGAATTCCGTATTGATCTGCTGAGATGGCGCTGACTCCAGATATTCCCAAGGATTCGGGCAAAGGTATCTGAATATCTCCAAGGCTTGAATAACACGTTGTTTCTGATCCTTGTCCAACGGATAAACCATTCATTATCAAGGTTCTTGATGAATCATCCCCACCCGAACTATCATCAAAGTTAACTTGAATAACTAACTTAATACTTCCCGACCAACTTGTGGGAAGTTCATAGACATTGTTAAAGTTGACCCAAGATTCTGTTTGTGGTGCAGGAATTTCGTCAGAAAGAACTTCTTGACTAACTCCTAAGGCATCTAAGTATCTGTATCCAACCTTAATCCAATTAATATATGTTGGTTTTTGATACATGAAGAAGTTAACACAAAAGGTGTTTTTTTCAGAATTAATCATTGAAGGGTCAAAAGTATTAGAACTTTCTGCCTCTATCAATGACGGAGAAGTTGATGTTGCTGTAAGAGATGAATATATGTCGCTATCAAATGGGGATGGGGAATCTGGTAGTGATGGAGAGTTGCTATATGTGCAATTAGATAAAGTCCAATTTGAAAACAATCTATCGTTATCATCTATTAAGGATATGTAATACAAGTCTTCATCAAGTGACCAAAGAGCAATAGGATGCTCTGAAAAAACTTTATCAGCGTATTGATTTCCAGAAGTAGCCATATCATCTATTATAGCAAGGAGGAGCAGCCTATTTGACCACTCCTCCCGCTAACCGACCTACTTATGCGGATACTAGGTCCACCACTTCACAAATTCCAGATACACATGCAAGTTCTTGCGATCCTGTTGTTGTGTCTTCTAGTTCGTAGAGTGGTAAAGACTCCCAAGGAATTCTCTTTGGCATTGCGGCTAGTGCGACCTCATACTCTTCCTCACTAACTTCTTGATATGGAGCCTGCTTGTAAGAATGTTCTGAGAGCGGTAGGAAGGATACTCCTCCAATAGAATCAAAGTTGTTAAATACCCAAGCACCAACATCAAGCCACTCATCCTCTGCAACGTTAATAGTTACAGATGGATTGTGCTCTGTCCAATGAGTTCTGTATACCTTCCAGACCTCTAAATGCTCTATTGCAGACAAATCCTTTGTCACTGTTGCACCTTCTGGAGCCTTGATTGGAAAATAAAACACAGTGGTTACATCTGGCTTCATTACGTCTGGCTCACTTGGAACACCAAACTCTTTGAGGAATTGTGTCAAAGGATCTTTATTGTCTGCGCGAACAGAACGAATGTAATGCTTTGAATACCATGGGTGAATTCCACTGGAAACACCTGTTAGTTGAGAAACTGTCCCAGATGGCTTAACTGTAGTGACGGAAACAGAATGTTCAATACCAAGAATGTCTGCTTCAGAAACATTTGTTTCTACTGCAAACTCTCTCAATTCATCAAGCATTTCAGCAAGTCCATCATGTACGGTTCCAGTTAGAGTATTCCCAAAGATGCCAGTTAAAGATACTCCAAGGAGGCGCTCTTCTTCTGAGTTGGCTTTCCATGACTTACGAATATACTTAAAGTTTGTTAGACTTGATTGCCAAGTTCCAAGAATTGATGCTATACGAATCTTCTGCTCAAGGGTTTCCTTCGTATCTTCTGCGTCAATAACAACCTCTGTAAGATTACAGAACTGATTAGCACGCAACAGTATCTCTCCACAGGGATTTGTTCCCGCAACCTTGCTTGAATCCCTTCTACCAAACTTATCAATATGCTTACGAACAGCATCTAGATTATAGATACCTCGTTCCCCAGATTTTGACTCATAAAGGTTTCTCCATTCACGGAGGAACTGAGCGGTATTTGGTTTTGAGTTATATACTGCTGAGTTGTTTGCTAGAGCACGTTGCCCCTCTTGTTCCCACCATTGACCAGACTTGGCCTTTGCCATTTCAAAATCATCAAGATTTGAAAGAGAGATTAGTGCAGACCTACGAACTCCACCTACAACGACTACCTCACCAATCTTACACATAAGGTCGTGCGCTTCAATTGACTTAAGACGGCGACCCTTT